TATGATACTTTGCATGTAAAGCAAAATCTTCATTACAGCTAATATCATAAGTCCAGAATTTATTTGATGTTTGATTAGGATTCTTATCTCCAAGTGTTAATGCATGAGAATATATATGTCCTAATATTTCTTCTGTATTTGTAGCTACAGATAATCCTTTTTTGACATGCCTTCTCATATAACAATATGCACACTTGTATAAACACCCATAACCAAAAGAAGGAGTAATGTAATCACTACTCCTTCCTGAATATCTTATAGTAAAAGATTTTCTAGTTACTTTATTAACTATACTTGTTCCACTCATACTGATCTATATAAAAATCTGCTTTCTGCTCTTCATAATATTCTCTAATATCATTTTCTAGTGCTGCATCAAAATTAGGCATCTCACCACTTAGGTCTAGAAGTTCTTCTTGATCTTCTTTAGAAAATAAATTAATAGTTTCATTTTGCTTCCAATCATTTGTATCTTTTGTTGGTAGCAATAAATGATATACAGAAACTAGATTGTCTGTTAATTCTTCATTATCATCATTAGTAATAACTTCTGAATTAAGAGGGTTTGTAACATATACATTGTTAATATCCCATGATTCATATAAATGTTCTGTTTCTAAATCACCTTTTTGTTCAGGTTGATATTCTGTATCTATATAAAATTTTATACCAAAGTATTCCATTTTATAATCATAATAAGTTAATTTGTCCTCTTTCATAATCTGTTAGTTTAAAAAATAAATCAATATAATAATCTGCCTTATCTACTAATACTATCCATGCTGCACATGATAATTCAAGATTAAATTTTTCTACATCTTTTCTTATCAACATAGCACTATTTAAAAATAGAAAAGCATCTTTATTTAGTTTTTCCAAGTCTTTCATCTTTCATTTTAGTTTTTATTTGATTAAATGTATAATGTATAGTTCCTGATATGTAGTATTTATATACAATTCCCTGATCAACATCTATGTATGCTTCTTTTAGTTTAAAGTCTAACATTGTATTATATATCTTTTTCCACATATTTATTCTATTTGACAAGAGTGTGATCCATCTTTGGTTACAATTAAAAAATCAAGGCATTCTATATTTATAAGTTTGCTAAACTTTTTAATCTTTCTAAATAATTTAAGATCTTCTTCACTTGGTTTTAAAACACCACTAGGATGATTGTGTATACATATTATACTAGTAGCTAAACAAGATAGTGCTACAGAAAACATGATTTTTAAATCAGTAACACAATAGTGTGTACCACCAATGCTATTTACATGATGTCCTATAACATTATTTCTTCTGTCAAAATATAGTACAATTACACATTCTTGTGTTTGAATATCTACAGGTATTACATGTCTAAAATAATCATTTATATCTTCAGGGCATGTAATTATGTTTATTGTTTCATCAAATATCTCTGTAGAAATTTTAATTTGTTTTTTTAAATAAGTATCTTTGAACTCGTTAATCATAATAATAGTTTTTGATGCTTAGATAATTGTCCTATCTAAGCATTTTTTTAATATGCCCAATCAGAATCTCCTAACAATTCATCAGAGTCTTGCCACCAATCATCCCATTGATTGTTTTCTGCTACTTTCCAATCAGGAATATTTGCCATAGCAGTTTTTGTAGTAAGAGATACAGGACACCATTTTAATCTATTGTTAGGATAAATTGCTATTTGACCATTGTGTAACTTAATAACATTCATTTCTTTATGTTCTTCTAATAATTCACTATCACCAATATCTAAATATCCTAATGATTGCTTTTCAGGTAAGCTGTCTATACTAAACCAGTAATGACCTCTAGCAATCTTACCTTCTCCTAAATTTACAATCATAGGAACATCTGATAATTGATCTTTTACAAATAGTTCTATACTACCTGAAAGACATTCCCACATTTGTATTTTATGTAAAGGCAATCTTTTATCATTTTTATCAGGTAATGCCCAGTAAAGACAATGTGGTGGCACTTTATCATAACAAGCAGCATATTTATCTACCCATACTTGAAAACATAAAGGTCTATTTCTTAATGCTCTTACAGATACTAGCCATGCAGGTTCAAATTTTTTCTTAGATCCTCCCCATGCATCTTTTCTTACATACACTCTTGTTTTTGGTAAATTAATATTTCTCATTTTGTTTTATTTAAGTAAAAAAATCAGTACCACATTACATGATACTGATTTTAATATACATTATTTACACTAATTCAGGTTGTTTTTCTTCCTTTAGCATTTCCCATGCTCTACCTAATCTTGTTAGACCTATACCACCTCCAAATCTTGGAAAGAAATTATATGATAGAAACTCTTCTAGTTCTGCTTCTACTCTTTCTTTGCCAAACAATTCAAATAGTTTCTCACAGTATGTGCCATTCATAATGGTATAAAAAAAGTTTCTCATCTCTTCAGGATTACAACTTCTTTCAGCAGTACCAAATGTTTCTTGTCCAAATAGTATGATGTCACACTTGTTAAATTTACCATCACCTATATACTTCATATTCCAGAATGGAGATGTTCTAATAGGAAATGTTTCTAGTGATATTGAATGACCTACCTCATGCCACATTCTAGCTTCATGTTCATCTTCTAGAATAGGAGCAGCATATCTTTCACTTGTTGTATTGTAGTCAAGCTGTTTAGGTGTATCAAATCCTAAGTACTCAACAATTTCTACATTTAACTTTCTAAGATCATCAAAATTACCTTTAGATTCAAACTCAAACATAGGAAAAATCTTCTCATGTCTACCTGGAATAGGATCTTTTTCATTTCTATAAGATGTAGAAACACAGAAACATCCTTTCCAATCAGGATTCTTTAGTAGTTCATACTCTAGCCACATCTGTCCTGTTTGTGGTAGAGGCCAAATAAGTCCATCATATTCAAAAGTTGCAACAGAATGTGGATTCTCACATGCTGCTAGTATTGACTTTCTACTTTGTGAAGGTACTTCTACATAGCCTTTAGATAAAAAAAAATCCCTCAATTTCTGAGTGATTTCGTGGTAAGTTACTGTTTGTTTCATGATATATGTTTATTAATAAATTAAAAATTAGTCTATTACATAGACTTCGTTACTTGTTTTCCATCTTTTTTTAGATATAAAATAACCAGTTCTTTCTCTACATACTTTATCTCCTGGATGTATTACTCTTTTACCATCAACCATTAATAAAGTCCATACTTTTTTTCTTGTTAATTCTCTTTCTACTTTACTAAGAATATGAAATCTATCTTTTCCTTTAAAAGAAAATAAAAATCCTTTTATTTTTCTATCATCGAGATCATTAGTTTCTAATCCTCCATATTTAGATTTAAAATCATTGAATTTAATTTTTTTATAGTCATTTTTTATTTCCATAATTCCTTATTGTAATAATTTTAAAAAAAAGGATAGCTTTTCATGGCTATCCTTTAACAGTATGCGCTAACAAAAACAGTACATATAAATATATAGAAATTAATTTCTATAATTAAATATTTCATCTTGTTTTTTAGGAGGTAGATCTAATTCTCTATTACCTATTTCATTTATTTCTAATACAGTTCCAAATTCTTCTTTCACTTGTTTTATGAATTTAATCTTATAATCATAATGTTTATTGATTATATTGTAAACTTCATCTTCTTTATTAAAGAGTCTTTTTTTCTCTGTATAAGTATATAAGTGAGAATATCTACCATCTAAGAATGTAGGAATAACATTCTTAGGTAATTTGAATATGATCATATGCAAACAACCTGTTGCTAGGTTATCAAATACATAATCATCTTCAAAGTATTCTTTATCTATAATATAGTTATATAAATTATTAAATATTCTAGGATTACTTTCTTGGTTTATCAGAACAAATATATGTTGTTCTAATCTTCTATCTAGTAGAAAATCACCAATACCAGTAGCTACAATATTTATAGAATTTAACAAACTCATTAAGACATCATCTTCATAATCTTTAAGCATTGGAAATAGATATTTCCAAGTCTTATTCATATATATTTTGCTTATTTGTATTTTCATTGTATTATACCTTCTATACCAAGTAATAAATCACCATCATTAATAGATACTACTCTATCTATTTCAAAACCATTTTCTAAATGCCACTTATAAATTTCAATAGCCTGATGAAAACCTTTAGAGCCTTTAATTATTATATCTCCAATTTTTCTATCAGGAATACCAAACTTACCTTTCTTTAACAATACTTCTTCAGTACATGTAAATACAAGTGGAGTTCCTGGATTAATAGTAGATTCTACAATAAACTTAAAATTATCAACTTTATAACACCATTTATTAAAATCAGAATTTAATATAGCTTGTGTATAGAATGCTGCTTGAAAATCATATCTTCTCCTATAAAATGAATATGGAAAATTAATAGTATAATCTCCCATTGTTTTAATATCTATAGGAATAATCTTTTCATTAGCATGGTCTACAATTACAAGGTCTAATAATCCTTTACAGTCTACACCATTGTATTTAAAATACAATGGCAATTGAAAATATAATTCTAAATGATCAGCATCTTCAAAGTATTTTTCTGTATAAGAACTAGAAATTAAACTTTCATAAATATGTGATACTGTAATAAATTGCTCATTACTAAGCACTTTTTTACCTGATGCATCTATTAGTGAGTTCCAATAATCTTGTCCTTCAGAAATAATCTTATTGTATTTAGTATCATCATTCCATCTCTTTTGCCAGTTGTGATTTCTAACAGCCATCATTAGAGATCTTTTGACTACATTAGATGTAAAAGATTCATAAGTAAGATTACCATGAGAAGCAGCCATTTGAAAATCAAATGTTTCTACAATAATAGACATCATTGTTTTACCTGGTTTCTTCTCTAATTGAGAAACATAGTATTCTTCTCTAAATACATCTTTACCCATAGTTATTAAAGTATCTACTGCAGATCCAATAATAAAATGTGCTTTCTCAATATAGTATTCATCTTGATCATCTTCATCAACTGTATTATAAACAGATACACCTCTAAGTAAATATTTCAATTTAGATTGAGATACAGATTCATGGATTCTATAATCCATTTCTGTTTTTCTATCAGTTCTTATTATCATGATAACATTTTTATAAGTTTATTTAGATCTGCTGCAGTCATAGTAACTATATCATCATAATCAGTTCTTCTTCTACCCCTTCCTACATCTTTCCTATGTATTAACATTTTAGGAAATCTATGTTCTTTAGAATCTTCAGGAAAATTTTCAGCAACTTTAGTTTCTATATTTTTTAATTCAGAAATTATATTTAGATTTTTTTGCTTACCTGCTTTCACTTGAACTAAGAATGGAATATTAATAAGATCTATACCACAATCATCATATAGCCTACTGCCATATCTAGATGTTTGGCAGAATTTAAACCCTAACTCTTTAAACCATTTAGAATAGAATCTCTCTGCATTATGACCTTTCTTTCTATTAGTATGACCTATGTTCTTTTTTCTTTTCATTTCATTAATTTATTTACATCATTAAAGTAATCTTGCATAGCATTGATATTCTTAAATTTAGGAATAATATTTCCACTATTAAAACAATACTTACTAACATTACTAGTAACTAAAATGTCCATATCTAGAAATAACTCTCTTTTATATAAATTTTTATACAAAAGAGATTTCTCAAAAGATTTATCAACAAGAACAATTAGATCATTATTAGTAATAACATTATCACTATTAATTACTTTTTTATAACTCTTAAAACAAATACATAAAAGAACATTATTATTTTCATCAGTAATTATACCTTTTCTAATATTATAATTTCCATGTTTATGCTTATAATTAAAAGGAGAATTTCTGTTAATAAAATAAGATATTACATTATCATAATTTGAAGATGCATAATTACATAAATCATTAATTTTATGATGATATATACAATAATCTTTTTGTAATAAAGATTGTGTATTTTTAAATATAGCAAATACAGGAGTATACATAGAATAAAAAGAGCATCCAAAAATGGACACTCCTTTACCATTTGTACTTGCACCTATATTACCTATATTATCAATAAATATAGTTCTACTCATAATAAATGATTATAATTGTAAAAATTTGGTAAATAGAAAATATATAAATTAGGAACTTGTCTAACTTCCATATCTTCTTTAATATTAACAATAAAGTTTGTAAATAAACCAGTCATATAAGATGCAATCATAGCTGCCATGTGAGTAGTCTGTTTTAGTGTACAAGGCTCATCTTCTACTTCAGAATCATCAAATAATGATTTCTTATATTGTTGAATAGAAATAGGATCATTACCTTTAGCTATAAATATCTGAAAACTTTCAGCAGTTAATCTACCATCTACAAAGACAGCATCTTTTTCATGCTCATAGCTTTCTAGCCAATTTTCAAACATCTCTTTTCTAGCTTTCATATTATCAAAAGCAGCAAAAGCATAATTATTAGTAGGAGAAGTCTTATTCATTTTACTGCAGAATACATGTACTCTTCTATCACCAGTAAATTGATATATGATTTCAGCAATAGCATCAACTTTTGTTGATCCTACATTCTTAATACCATACAACTGTCCACCAATATTATGCTCTTCTACTTTATCATCATCATAGATAACTTCAGTAAATCCTGCTCTAGATAGAAATAGACTCAACCAAGAGCCTATTCCACCACAGCCACCTATCAAAACAGTTTTATCACCAAACCATTCTGCATCTTTAAATCTATCAAATCTTTGTGTCATGTTTAAATTTTTCTAATGATGGAATCAATTCAGGATATGTTATTGTAAACTCACCTAATTTTTTATAAATACTTTTGTAAATAGAGTTAGTTTTAAATTTAAGAGAATTAATCTCTATCCATTCATTTATCATATCTACATCTATTCTAAAATCATTAATTTTATGATCATTAAAAAGAATTGATTGATCTATAAAATCTTCAATAGTATCATCATAATATACAAATCCATTATTCCAAGAATATAAAATTGCTTCTTCTATTTTTTCATCATCAACAGGTTGTGCTAAAGTATTTGTTTTATTCCAATCACTTATAGCTTCATCCAAATTATTAAATGAAAGACTAGGTATATCAGCAATTTTTCTTTTCTTGTTTGTTTTAGTATTTTCTTTAATAATTTTATCTACAGCATTAACAAATTCTTCTTCTAATTTTTCTATTATAATATTGCAATCATAAATCATCAATGCTTCATTTTCAGGATCATAAACTTTTCTATAGTTATCACCATTTTTATCATTAGCATGATAGCTTACAGAGTTTACTTTTACTCTTTGTGCTATCTTAGCAGTCATATTCATTTTGTTGTTTACAATCAAAGACAAATAAAAATTATGATGTTCTGAATTATCACTTAATTCTTCCATATCTGTAGCTGAAAAGAAAGTTTTCATATTATTATGGCTATGGATATGTCCAACAAACCAATCAAATCTTTCATCTTTTTTTTCAATAAAATTACTTACTCTACTATCAAAAGAATATTCAGTATAAGTAGTACTACCCATATCCATAGGAAGAATATCTTTTATAATACAAGACATTTTAGAAGGATTTTTAATATTACCTTTTACATCATAAAACAATACTCCTGACCATTCTACATTATGTATTTTATTACATAGATATACTATCTTATTATAGATATTTTTAGACAGATGTAAGTTTATTTTTTCGTTGCTTGATACTTCTGGCAATCGCTCTTTCATTAACTGTTTTTTCAATAATTGTTTTTGCATGTTGTTTAATTTTAGGATGCAAATAGAGTTTTGAATTATCTAACATTGCACCTTCTGCTAAAGAAATTGGAAATATCTTTCCTTTAAATTTAAAAGTATTATTATCATTCTGATCTTTAATATATGTATCTATATATTCTTGATCATGCATATTACTATTTTCAAAATAGTTCCCTAAAGAATCTTTTTTAACAAGTATCTCATCACTAACTGATTCTGTTTTAGATTTAAAAAGATCATATAATTTATCTTCAAATAATTCATTATCTACAATGATAAGATTACCTGAACTACTAAAAGTCCAATTTAAATCTCCTATATCTTTATAGTAATTATAATAAGTATCGTTTATTACATTTCTAACATCCCAACTTAGGTAATGATCAACAAGACTATTATTAAATAATAAATGACCCATTTTAATATATGGAACACCTGCAAGAGATTCTGTTTCTACAATTTTAATAATATATTCTAAAACCATAAATAATGAATCTCCTACATTACCATCTGTAACAACTTCAGCATTATAACTGTCAGTTAATATATGATAGAAATTTCTACCTGTACAAAAATTTTGAAAAGTTACTCTATCTAATCTAGAATTAAGATGGCTATGATGATAATGTTTAATTATCTGTTGTACAGTAGGAGAATTTAATTTACCACTTAAATTACCAATTACACCTGATTTCTTAATAGGAATTTGTACAAATAAATCTTTTAGATCTATAGACAATTCATTCTCATTTGTAACTGTAACATGTGGAAAATAAATATTTATATTATAAATATAATCATCATAAATGTCATCCAGAATAATAGTAATATCCCAATATTCTCTACCATAAACTTTATCAAGAGTTTTAACTATACTATCAATATGATTTATTTCAATAGCTTTTGCATAATCTATTTCACTCATATTTTATATTTAATTAATTAAAAAAAAAAGAGAGCTAAATAGCTCTCTTTGTTTATTCATCACAAAGTTCATCACAGATATTATTGTATTCTTCTTCAAGAAAATCTTCATCTTCCCAAGAACTTAATACTCTCTGCAATCTTTCTATTGCATCATCAATGTATTTATTAAATGGCATTCTTTGTAACTGATCAATAATAGATGTTATATCTACATTATCAGAACTTTTTGTAGGAATTTGATCATTCCATTGCTTTAATAAACTTCTAAGTTCTTCTGTAGTTTTTCTAGTATAATTCTTACTAGTATTGAAGAAATTTTTTGCTGCATCACCTGTAGATTCAATAATACCTTGAATAGCTACTCTTAAATCCATATAAGAAAAGGTATCAATGTTGATACCACTCTTAACTTTTTTGGGCATTAGATACAAAACAAAATTGTCTGTAGGTAATTCAGCATCATTATGCTCTAATGATAACTTAGAACCACTCAATGCTGCAGTCATTCCTGAATAAGAAATATCATTACTACTAAGGATTCTTTTTAATTCACCCCATGTTTGAACATCTGTATCAAACTTTTTTTTTACTCTAGTACTGAATATTCTAATCTCTCTTGTACTCATAATAATTGTTTTATAAAATTTTTAAATAATTTTTTGTTTTTAAATATACATTCAGCAGGATCTGTTACTGATTTATCAGGTAAGTAAATGTGTTTAACATTGTTATGAAATGAAGATATGATATCTGTTAGTTTTTTACCTGCTTTGATTCCAGGATCATCATTATCAAACCATACATATACATTATCATAAGTAGTACATGTAGATTGTAGTAATGACTTTCTAGGAAACATACCTTCATTCTGTAACCATATAGCAGATATGTTTTGGTTTTTTAAGACTCTCCAATCTTTGTATGATTTAGTAATAACTAAAGTTCTATCTGCATAAGAGTTGTCCACTCCAATATGGTTTTTAGTACAATTAGTAATCCATTTCATATCACCTTTGTGCAATGCTCTACATATCTTAATAGCATCACCATTCCATTGGTCTATGGTAAAAGTTACTTCATCAGCAAAAGGTCTTATAGTGACCCATTGATCTTTAATCTTACTATATATTTTAAAATATACAGTAGGAAATACATTATCAGCAAGTAACTGCTCCCTAGTAATCTCATATCTAGACCAATACTTTTTATGGTGTCTATCAAAACTTCTCTTTCTATATGTTATAAGAGTTTTAGATTTGCTTACTTTCTTAATTTGTTTGATTGCAATATTAGGTTTTACTGGATTACCATTTTGTATTCCTAATCCAAAGTATTCATCTATATATTGCAAGGTTTCATAAAAATTAAAATTGTAGGCATCTTTAATAATCTCAAAACAATCTCTACTTGTTTTAGTATCAGCAAAATCACAAAACCATAGAGTTCCATTATGCCATGAGAAAAAGCAACCTGCTTTATCATCATTTCTAATAGGGTTTGTATATTTACCTTTATAGTCTATACTACCAAACAAAATAGAGAATATCTCTTTTTGAGATATTCTCTTTAATATTTCATCTTTTGTTAATGGTATAAGACCTTCTAATCCTCCAAATAACATAATATGAAGTTTTATGCCCAGCTACTTAATTCTTCCTCTGCTTCATCATCAGCTTGCGCCCACCCATTTTCCATAAACCATTCTGATCTAGCAAAAGGATGTGGCTCATTACTTTCATTCAAATAGAATAAAGCTACATTTCTTTCTTTAAATGTAATCTCTAAACCATTATCAGTAGTAAATGATTTGTTTTCAAACTCACCAATTTTAACACCACTAGACATAGCATTACCATCTTGGACAATAACTTTTTCAAATGCACCACTACATGCAGGAACTAGAAATGCACCTTGACTAGTTTTCTTAGGAACTTCCAAATATTTTCTTTCAGCACCTGCTCTTAACTGCCATTGATACTGAAGAAATAAATCTAATTCTTTTTCTTGCCATCCATTTTCAAAGTTATCTATGATATCTTTCATAAAATCTCCAAAAGATTTAGGAATAGCTACTACTTCTTGTAGTGTTTCTCTAGTCATAAAACATTCTGCAATGTGATATACTCTCTTTTTGAGTTCTACAATTGCTTTCTTAAATGCTTTGTGTGTAGGGTCTGTAATTTCTTGACCTTTGTCATACACTTTGTTAGGTGGTAAAATGCTAGTTCTAATAACAGAACCATTTACATTAAATTCCATTTCTACACCTTCTGCAGTATTTCCATTAGGAAATTCTATAGATGGGTTGTACTCAAATTTTTGTAATTTCACACCTTGATTTAAACCAAACTGGACTGATGATTTTCTTTCATCACTTTCATATCCTCCAAATAACATAAATTATAATTTAAGATTAAATAAAATAAAGTGAAAGCCATTATTGACTTTCACTTAAATACACCAATTACCAACCAAGAGAGGTTGTTTCTTCTTCACTATTTACTACTTCAGCAGTAGGTTCTTCTACTCTGTTTTCTTCTACTCTATGAGTAGGTGTAGTTATTACAGTAGTTTGTTCTACTGTGTCATCTATCAAAGTAAATCTTACTTCTCTAGGTTGCTTAGTTTTCTTACCCTTTAATTTAGGGTGTTTGAATAACTCATTAACCTCGAAGTGAGTAAGGTTATACTTATCCATAATACTACCTCTGTCAGGATTATGATTCTTTGCAGAGGATGTTCTTGTTAGACCATTTTCTAGGTCTTCTAAAATCTGATTTACAGTTAATTGCATAATAAAAATTTTAAAAAATATAATTAATTATAATAATCGTTCATAGTATCTATTACTAGACCTAAATCATTCTTGATATATAGTTCATCAAACATTCCAAATGGAGATTTTGCAGGATATTGACCATCTAAGTTGGTTACAAAACTTCTCTGCGCTCCCTTTTTATTATCAAATGTAGACTTACCATACAATACTATAGTAAATAAACCTTCTAACTTAACTTTGTCATCAAGCATTTTACCAATAGTTTTCATCTTATATGTAGTACCAAAGTTTTGAGTTTCTACAATTTCAGAGTGAGTGAGAATAATAAAATTTACTTCTTCTCTCATGTTAATACCTGTATTCAGCACATCATAAGTTCTTTTAGCCAGTTTATTAAACTTATCAAAGCCACTTTTAAGAGCATCTTTCATAAAAGAATCAGCCATCAAATACTGAAAGTCATCAATAACAACATTGACAATCTCTTTTCTATTCTCATTAAAATAATTCAAGGTATCTATAATTACACCAAAGTCTGATGTAGCTAGATAGTTACCTGTTTTTAAATCTTCCTTGCCTGTTATAGGCTTGAAGCTACTCTTCCAACCTTTTATTGGTAGAGGTTTGTTTTTAACATTAACTACTAATGTTTTCTTAGGGTCTAAGCCTTTATGACCTATTTGTTCAATCTTTGCTATAGCAGTAGATTTACCAAACCCTGAATCTGCAACAATTGCTACTGATTTTGCCATTTTTCTAATTTTAAAATTAATAAATTTCTGTGAAAGTTTTTATATTACCTGTCATTTGAGTAAATAGATGCTGTGGGCATTCTGTATCTCTACTCTCTACTAAGTGTATTGACCTGTAATTTGGAAATAAAGATAGATCATTACCAAAATGACTATCTAATTTATATCTTTCTTCTGTTGGATTGAAGAGTGTAATTAAATAATCACATTCTTCTGAAAGATTACCTGTGTCTTTAACATCATCACCTGTTGGATGTAATGTTTCTGACTCATATCTAATTCTATTTATATCACCTACTGCCCTATTGAGGTGGCATATGTGTACAAAGGTAGAACCACACCAGTTTCTAAGATCTACTGTATACTCAATCCACTTATCTATATTCTCTTTCATTGAGAATCCCCTTTCTCTTTTGAGTTTTCTAATATGATCTGTAATAACTATGTGATACTTAGATTCATCTTTTTGTTTATATCCACTAATCTTTTGCTGTTTAACTTTTTTGCCATTTTGTAAAACAAAATAATCTTCATAGATAAAATTACCATTGTCTTTGTAATAGCTAAGTAATAAGTTCCTCATACCTGTTGGATTATCTCTATCAGCTAGAAAATTAATGATACCATCTTTAATCTTCTTGCCTTCAGGACTATACTCACCAAATATAGGTATGATTCTAGTTATATA